AGAAAGGAATGGTTGACCATCAAATCGATGGGTCGAGTCTCCTAACCAAGCGGCAAGCCAAACAGCAATTTCGCGAAGGGATCCTCAGTAGCTGGGGATCCCTTTGTGCTTATTGCGGCCGCCCAGGAGACACGCTAGATCATGTGCGCCCTCGGAGTCGAGGTGGGTCTACTGACAGATGCAACCTTGTGTGCTGTTGCGCCTGCTGCAACCAAGCAAAAGGGAGCGAAAACGACTGGCGCCATTGGTTCAGGCAACAGAAATGGTGGTCCCCTTATAGAGAACACGCAATTCAGGTTTGGTTAAATACAGAGACTCAAGACTGGGCTACGGTCTGAGCCTCCACCGATACGTACCGCTGCCGACGCTCTCGGTTATACGAATATACGCGACCATGGGACTTAAAGACGGATCCCCCGCAACATTCTAAATGTTGTCGAAGAAACTTGCTGTAACTGGAGTGTCTGGAATTAAAGAGCAAGCAAACGCCAGCGCCATCACAGTGTCGTCGTGCGCTCCGTTAGCAGCTTGCCGGGCACCGTTCTCCTGTTGTTGAGATGCTCGTAGCTCGTCTGCGATAATGCCCGAGGGAAAGATCAACTCATCCCGCTCGAGAATATAAAGGATTCGATCTGTGGCTACGGTTTTGGACGACCTGCTCGTGTTGAAAGTCTCAATGGCGTAATTAGGTAATATGTTCTGCAATGCCTCAGCTATAACAGCACCCATCGCTTGTTTTTCAACAACTACACGCTGAGGCATGTAGTCCTTTATTAGCTCACTTACATGCTTCAAGCTGTAATCAGTACTCTTGCCGTTCTCTCGATACATACCAACGATCTCGTAGGGCGTGGAAGTTATGTCCATCACCATTGCTACGAAATAGTCGTTCCCGCCGGCATTGGGATCAATTCCTATGACATAACTACGGTTAATCGATCCACACTCACGCCAGTGACCCCTCGCGGCTTTATTGATCAGCTCATTGGGGTAGATCTGGGTATCAGTGGCCCCAAACTGAAGCTCGTACTCGGAGTTCCATGCCGCCATGGTCATGCGGCGAGACTCACGAGTCTTACGCGCCCAGTCGGGGTCGGCACCGTAGATCGGGTGCTGCGAGTAGTGGATGGCGACTTTGTTCCAGTTGCCTTCGTCGGTGTGCCAGAGCTGGCCAAACCAGTCTTGTTCGGTGTCGGGCGTGGAGACCACGATCACCTTGGCGGCGTCACCCACCATGGAGAGTGTGGGCATGGCGCCGCGGTAGATCTCTGCAGCGCCCTCAAGATAGGCAGCCTCGTCCATGAACAGAACGGAGCAGCTCGGGATGCCCCGGGCAGCTCGGGGTGAGGCCGGCAGGAAGTACAGCGTACCCCGGCCTTCAAACGCCAGCTGCGTAGTGCTATCAGTGAGGTAGCGAATGGTCTCGCCCCGCAGGCTGTTCGCCATCGCACGCACACGCCGGCCGAGCTCGGAGGCGTCCTGCTGCGTCTTGCTAAAGATGACCGCAGCGAAGCCTCGTTCTGTCAACGCGCGGTCAAGCAGGTAATTGCAGACGGTCTCGGAAACACCGGTCTGGCGTGATTTGTTGACCAGCGTGTTGGGGTTGGCGTTGATCGACCGGACCAGCTCTTCCTGGTACGGGTACGGGTCAAAAGGTGCCACCGTCCCACTTGTGCGGATCCAGGTGCGACGTGCGAAGTCAGTCCAGTGTTCGACTGTGGGCAACGTGGAGGCTATACCGGACTCGTAATTGGCAGCTCGCGCTTTGCGCCGCTCCAATTCTGTCTGCAACCGTTCGACGCGCTTGCGGAGGGCAGAAACGGAAACCATCAGATGTCAATGACGTCGTCGGTCTCGGGAGCAGGCTCGATCTCGTCGGGGTCGTTGTACGCCGTGAGGCGAAGCAGCTGGCGCTCCAGATCTTGGATCTGACGCTCGAGGATCCGACGTTCCTGATAAGCCTGTGCTCCACTCATCAGGGTCCGGGCCGCTGCAATGCGATCGGCTGCCCGGGCGTTTTCGTCGTTAATGATGGCGTCCAGCACGTTGATGGCATCAGGAATCGTGCTGATGTTCATGCCGCCGGTCTCAGAAAGCATGTCTTGCTGAATGCGTGAGATGGCCTGCTGCACTGGGGCGCGCTGACGCCAGGTGTAGATCGACTTCTCGCTGACACCGATCTTGCGAGCTGTCTCGCGGATGGTGGTGCCCCGAGCAAGGTAGTTGGCGGCGATGCGTTGCCGTTCATTCAGACCGTCGGGGCCATAGACACGGTCTACCACGAAGCTCCTATTGTGTTCAGACAGGTTCAGACTAACAGGTAAGAGTACGGCTTATTATGAAGTGGGCAGCATCTGATCCAGGTAGATCTCTTCTTGATGCAGGTTGGTGGAATAGCGGCACATACCGACAGCGCAGCTTAGGTAGTAAGTGTTGCCGTCCTCGGTGGTGAAGAACTCAATGGTGCCTCGGCCTTTTATGAGGCACCGGTAGGGTTTATTTACTGCTAGAAGACGCAGCTTCATGCTCTATCTTTGTCAGACGTTTTCATAGATTGTGCTAAGTTTTGCTTTCAACCCAATCAACAGGAGGAGTCTTGTCCTGATGCGATGGGGGAACGCATGAACTAAGCCACGCAGGCGCGAGAGCCGGTGGCATCCCCTCTTAATTCAGTCGTGATTCAAAATCAGGTCTTCCTCCAAAAGCTGCAGCTTCGTGGCCACGCATAATCTCATTTGTTCATGCTCGGATGGGGTAGTGAACCCATCCCATAGAACAGAAAGGTACTTGCGCTGATGCCCGTCTTTTCTGACTTTGTGCTTGAGTTCGACAACAGTTCCGATGCGGGACAAGTATCTGTGTTGATTCTCCTGCTTAACAGCAAGCCCTAGATGGATGCGAGGCTTTTCAGCAACTCGATCACCAACGGCAAACTTAAACGGAGTGCGGCGTGATTCTTTTTTCATGGTGCTAGACGGGCCTTACCCCAGCGATTTTTTGTGTACCAGTCGTGCACTGGTGGGATCCACTCTGCGAAATGAGGCATCATCAACTGACACAGCTGATGAATCTCTATCTGTGCATCAGCCTTGCCCCGCAGGTCAAGAAAGTGCATGAGGCTGCGAAGGTTAAATGTCACGACAAAGTGTTGACGGTAATCGAAAGGCAGCACTCCTCTAGCGTGTTCCTCCGAAATACCCGCATCCAAAGCTTGCTTATAGCGCCGAGCAGAATCCTCGCAGTGCTGCAGATCCTTAGCTCGTAGTCGCTCGTCGTATGTGTATCGCTTGCCTTGGCGGTTGGTGTAATTACCAACAGGTCGCAGGTAAAAGGCTTCCTCGACATCGACAATGCCCTCAGCCACAGCAGCAATGCGCTGGCCGGTGTAGCGCATTGATTGCACGTCCCAGCTTGTGCCGACCCTGTGAGTTCGAGCCTGTTGAATCACCGAGTGAGGGAAATAGCCCACGGCAAACGTGATGCTGGCGTGTTCGAGTGGGCCATAATGGCCGCGACCTCCCAGCAGTAGGTGCTTGACAATTCGATCACCAGCGTCTGGCTCGCTCAGCAGTTGGTCGTAAAACACCCAGCCCTCAGAGTAATCCTGGTGCATTGCCTGCCAGCAAAGCGTGGCTGGCTCCCTGGTTTGGCTCAAGATGCCAACCTGAAAACGTGGGTCAATTTTCATTACTGATCTCCTTTACAAGCATTCTCAGTTCATCCTCGTCTAACGAATCAACGGCTGACAAGAATCCAGCTGTGATTGCAGTGACGAGACGTTGAGGGCTAATCATTGCTAAAAACGCAAATTGAGCGATATAAAGACACCGATTCCCTCTGCAGACACTACTCCTGACCCACCGTTTGAAACCTCCGAAAATCGGATGTTTGAACCTAGGCCGTTGACACCCACTGGTGAGTTGTCGGATGAAGTCAAGGCCTTAATTAAACGCGAACAGCAATCCATGGCGGAACGTGTTTCTAGTGTTCGCCATCTTCGAGACTTCAATCAAGCTGCAATAAAGCACTGGGAGTATTTGCAGCGAAAGTACAAAAGCCAAGGCCGATCTGTCATCGCACATAACATGAAACTTGCTTCCGTT